GAAATGGAAACCGCTGACTCTCCTTCAATTGCACTCTACCTTTCTGATAACTTGCCTGAAAACCTGATGCAGTGAATCGTGTTCCCCTGCGAGTCCGGACGATCCATCCGCCGAATCTGTGCCCTGGTAATTTCTTTGCTGCTTCCAAAGCGATGGCTAATCTGGGTGAGATCGCTTTGTTGTACTTACGGTCGGTCTTGCCCTCGACTACGGTCAATGCGTCACTGATATCTTCCCATCTCATTTTCAATACATCACCCTGGCGACATCCGGTGCAGTATGAGATTTCCATTGCCACCCACACTGCCGGTGAGGCTACTTTGAGCATGGCATGGTAATCGGTGTCTGAAACGTATCGCCGCCGTTCCTTTTTTACAGCTTTCTGGGTTTGGGTAAGGCGAAGTGGTATGAGTTCGCGTGCAGGGTTGGCATCTATCAGCCCTTCCCGTACCGCATTACCGAAGACATTTTTTAACCAGGAGAGTTCGTAGTTTGCCCGCCGTACGGATTTTTGACCGCGCAGCTTTATGTATTGATGCAAATCCCGCGGTTGAATCTGTCTGGCTTCCCATCCTGCGAACGCTTTCAGGGGCCTGACGCTGCAGGCATCGCGGTAGTCTTTTTGTGTCCGTTCTTTGAGGGTGGTAAAGGCGTTCGACTGATAGTAGTTCTCGGCCAGATACTTTAGGCCCATAACCTCCTGTGATTGAGTCTGCTTGGCATATTCTGCCCAGATCTCTTTCAGCGTCGATTTCTTGCTGGCCAAGGTGATGGATTTCCCGCCCAAGGGATTATACCGGTATGCACCCGACGAGGTGCGATAAACCCTTGGTGGTAGCTGGCTGTCATGTTTTCTATTTCTGCCCATTAGTCGAACGCCTCCAGGTTAATTGTCGGACGTGGAGCTTCAGAGGTCCCTATCATGGACTTCTCAACTACAGACCGGTAGATGTATGGACGTCCAGTTTTTCGGTCAACCAACGGGTTTAACCCATGCTCTCGCAAGATTTCGATCTGACAAGCATAGTCACTGGTACCGGTGATCTGTTTAATCTCAGAAGCTGTCATTGGTTTCATGATTTACCTCATCCTTTCGGCTATGCGATATCGGAACTATGCTCGAGCATAGCCGCCAAAACTGCGCACCTCTCCCCTGGGCACATAGCTGCATAATTCTTCGCCCAGCGCTGAGCCTTGCGTTTAATTCGTTGACGGCCAGTAAAGTCAGATCCTGCATAGTCATGCCAGTGCACAGTGTTCTGATCGTAAGACATCCACAATTTCTCAGTACGAACTCCGCCCCGGGTCATCACCTGGAATTCATATGATCGCCAATCCGGAAGTAACGAATCGTATAAGCTGCTCGGATAGCCAGATACTTCTGCAGTTATCTTCCCTGGGTTCATAGTCGTCAGTGTCTTTAAGCGATCGAGAAGTCGCTCATGATCTTCCTGGTCAAATTCGAACTCATATCGCTTGTCACTTGTTCGAGTACTCCATAGATAGGGCGGGTCAGCGTAGATGTGTAGTCGACCATAGATGTTGGAATACCGGTTGTAAGTACGTATCAGCTCATCGAGGAACTCAAATGCACAGCCGTGAATGATCTGGGTGGATCCGCAGGAAGATTCCAGGTTCCGTTTTGCTGCAGCATAGGTGATGGGGTCCAGCTCAATCCCAATGTCTATGGCTGATCGAGGCTTACGCTTCATGATGGCTCCAGCGCCCAGGAACAACTCAACATAGGTATCGTGGGCTGGCATCGATGCGATGATTGCCTGGTATGCGCCACTGGCGCCTTTGCTACCGAGAATTGACATTAATCCTCGCTCTCCATGTATGGGTTGTCTTCAAACCTCTGGATCTGGGCCTTGTAAAAGTTGATGGTTATCTCGCGTGCAGGCGATTTCATCTCTGCGAATACTGAGTCAGGTACTTTGGTAATGAAATTATGGAAATTGCTAATGGCTCGTTTCGCGCCCCAATCCTTGAGATCGAGGTCATCGGTTATTGAACCCGCAAGATCATCAAAAGTAATGTCTACCTCTACTTCCAGTTCTTCCTGGATATCTACGAATTTCGTTATTTTCACTGGTTACTGAGCCTCCATATCAACGATTACAATGTTGAATTTGTAGAACTTTGCCGGGAAATAACCGTCCTTCACTAGCTGCACGATTTTCTCGCCTTTCTCCAGGGTCTCCACTGCAACACCAACCGTTGCATTCTTGGGCAGACCTTTCTGTTTTCTCAGCTGCTTGATGATTTCAGCGGCATATCGCTTGGGTGTTTTAGCGGTCATGTCTCTCTCCTGTAAGCCAATGGTCAAAATGGTATTCCGTCATCCAGCATCACTGTTTCTACATCCAGCTTGCGGCATTTTGATATCGCATGCAGGACAACGAATGTTTTCCCTGGGTGAGCCCTTGCAAGCCTTTCAGCTTCGTCTGAAGCGTTGCTGAAGTTCTCGTGTTCGTACTTTGTGTATCCGGACTCTCGCTCCCATACTACAAAAAACCTATCTTCTTTCTTCACACATCGCTCCTTGCTAAACAACTAAGTAGGGTTAACACAGTCTCAGTGCATCTATAGCGTTGATGGCTGCTGCTCTATCAGAATCAGGCATAGGTATCTGCCTAATTCTGATAGCTGCCTCCATAGCGTCCAGTTCGTCTTTAGTTTCAGCGCCAATCAGACCAGCTAGTGCTGATTTCAATCTTTGTATTTTTAACTCTGCCTCTCTAAGCGGGTGTTTTTCACACACTTTTATGTGATCGTTTAGGGACTCGTGCTTAGCTGCGGGAGTGCCATCGGGGTACTGATGACCGCAATAAACGCAAGTCAAAATCATGTCTTTACTCATATCAATCACCTATATAAACAACTTTAATCTCACGTGGTTTAGTCAACGTCGGCATCGGGGTGTTCTTTTATATACGCTTCATACGCGGACTGTTGATCAAGTACCTTTTGTATGTCGATGGCGGTGCTACGAGACATTCCCGTGAACCCGTGATCTTTGTGGTTCCACAGCCAAAAGCAACAAGGGTTGCCAGAACTTGTGTGAACCCATCCGGATTTTCTTAAATAATCGTCCTCTTTGAATGAAATATCTTCTCTGTCCATGTCGGTTTGTTCTAAAAAGGTCGGTTCTAATTCGTCTAAATCACTCATGTAAATCTCCTTGTTTAATCTATAAATGACTTTGAGTAGAGGGCGGGGCGCTACTCCCGCTATCCTCAAAGGCGGACACTGCCTTTCTCTAATCTGGCAAGGGTAGTGAGGCCCTTGTTATTCCAGCGCTATCACTCACTATTTGTCGCAAATTTTCAGGTGACTGCGACCTCATCGTCCGCGTGTCTGCTTTCCACGCCGCCTCTACGTCAAAGCTATCTATTCTCCTGGCTCAATCCAATCGTAATAAATCGCATCGCTTGGGTGCTCGCTGTAATCTAGTTCGTCATCGTCGACGCACTCTGAAACGCCCCAGAACAGACCAGCTTTCCACCCGTAGTAGTTGTATCGCAATCGCCACCACCATTTTTTTAACTTACTCATCCCTTATCCTTTTTGGCAGCTTCCACAGCAGCGTCATAACAGCTCAGGCATACATACTGTCCACAGCTTGGGTCATTGATATAAAGCAGGCTGTTTGCTTCAAACTCTTTGCCGCAACCATATTCAGAGTTATCAGAGCCACCGCATTTTTGGAGGTCCCAGCCTCTGTGTGTGGATAGGTAAGCATTAATTGCTTGGCTGTACTTGTCGGGAAGGCAAAAGCTAGAGTCAAATATCATTCCCATTACGATCGCCTCTAGCCTATCAACCTGGGCTTGGATTTCTGCTTCCCGTGGTGACACTTTTCGTTTCTCCGTATTCCGAGTCACCCAAGTTTTCCTGTTGTATTGCCGTTTACCGATTGGGCATGAATCTGTTGGGCATGTGAAAGTGTTTGCTTTGTGATTTTGGGTAACTGGAATAGGGGAAACTGGAGCCCCGCAAACGATGCAATCCGGCAAGCCACTCATCTCAACTGCTGCTGTATCACTCACTAACTTCTCCCGGTGGCAATTTGCCGCTATCCTTGAACCAACAAATCCTCTCCCGTGGCCAGTGAATGTAGTGATGTGTGCCTGACCCACCGTGGGTGTACTGAGCAATCACCAGCACAGTGTTTCCAGCGGTCCAGAAAACATGTTTGACGTTCTCATATACAACCTGGGTGGTTGAATCCACATAGTCAGTCAGATTCCTCTGGGTATTTACCAGGGAGGGCGCTTTTCCCAACTTTTGATTGTTGCTTCTTCCGGATCTTCGCGATCATCACAGGATCTTGTATGCGTGTAAGCTCTCGCTCTGCTTCTGAACCCATATCAATCTTGTTGGCTGCGCACAGTGCGCCCAGGGTAACCATGACGCCACCAACTTCCTGACCAGGCTCACCGACCGGCCGGTTGTATGTGTAGTCGACCAATTCGAGTGCTCTTTCTCTGGTGCAGCCACATGCCTGAACAAGTTCCAGTGCTTCTTCGAGGAATCGGTAATTTCTGATCTCTGTATCTGCAGCTATCTCAACCCCGAAACAATCCAGCATCCACTTCATGATCCGGGTCTGGAAGTCCCGCATTGACGGCTTACCGCCACCCGTTAAGTTGAGCTCTGAGGTTCCTGCATCAGGTATCTTCCCAGCGGAGACCCATTGGCCAGCTGGATGCTTGAACCAAACCCAGCCTGCCCATTCACCTTCGGTACTAAAACCAAGGTTGGGAATCGCGCCTGCACTGTAGATAGTCTTTATCGTACTCATGACACAGGCCAGAACATCAGAACCAAAAGCACAATGCTTGTACCTGCACCCAGCGCTGAAGCGATCTGAAATAGGTTCAGCAGAGCCTTTGTGGCATCCAGTCGCGCTTCCAGAGATTCGATGATTCGATAGTTGGCACGACGTTTCTTTTTTTGTTCAGCCTGGTATTCGGGTGTATCTTCACTCATGTTTCTTCATCCAATTGTGGTAGTAGTTTTTGATCGCTGGGGAATTCTTTGATCACCCTGCCAAAGATGGTGCAACCGTTTGAGTCTGGTTTTTTGCCACCCCACTGCTTAAAAAAGACAGGGATATCAAATCTATAGCAATCGTTGACCAGGGCTTTTGCCCATGCTGGATCCATCGGTCTGTGATAGGGTCCAGACTCACCACCGATAACCACCCAATCGATAGCCTCTAGGACCTTGTCTGGCAGGATAACGGCAGAGAGCAATGGTTCGATCGACAACCAGCGCAGGTTGCATTCAATCTCCACGAGATCCAGCGCCCGCAAACCACCATCGAAATCATTTTCTACAGTCACGCCCATCCAGACATTGGGTGCCATCAAGATATCGGCAGGTATGTATCTCTCTATCAGTGAGGAACGCTTGGTCAGCAACTGCCAGGTGATGTGAGGTGTTTCACGGACGAGGTCCCAGAGATCATCTCGCCATTCTTGTTCCCAGTTCTTATCACAGATATCAGCCATTGATGCGCAGAACACTTTGACGCTTTTGCCGGTGATCCCTGCAGTCTCGTTGTACTTTCTGACCTTGTTCCAGGTGGGAGGAAGGGTTCTCCGTGGCTTATTGTGAGGCCCCCAGTTCGCGCCTTTGTGGAACCTCTTATCGACTTCAAAGGCGTAGCAGTTGTCACAGCCTGGTGCAATTTTTGTGCAGCCCCAGACCGGATTAAAAGAATGGTCTGTCCAAGAAATATTGGTGTTCTCAGCCATGATGAACTCCTTCTAACTCGCCCCACTGATCTGCCATTGCGCTTGCTACGCCTGGGAAAAACCTGGAGCGCTCTTTCCAGCGGTTTGGGCCTGGTGAAGCGTAGAGAACTTTGCTCCACTTTTTGTGCTGCTCAGTACCCTTTTTGGGCGGGTTGAGTTTCTTTGTGGGGGTGAGGGGCGCCAAGTTCTTGAGCCACAACCCGATGCCTTTGAATTGCTCTTCACCGAACCACCATGGCTGAACCGTCTGTGCCGGTTTTTCAAAGTTCGTGATTCGCTGCTTGGCGTGCTTATGCATCACAGGGTTTTCGATGGCGATTTTTTCGATATCCGCATTCCAGCAATCACTGAACAGGGCTGCGCCTTCGTCCAGTTCTCGCCACATCTCAGCGAGTGTTTTTCCCCTGGGTGGTTTCTTTAGCCACCTGACACCTGAATTACAAAGGCGAGTACAAGGAGGGTGAGCTACCATGAGCATGTCCCAATCCTGATCCAGATGGTTTCTGACATCATCGGTAATGTGCCTATTGCTACCGTCTTCAGCAGGGAGCAGATCACAAGACCACGCATCATGCCCTCGATCGAGGAAAGCATTCCGAACTGTGCCTGAGAACTCGCATGCAACAAGTACCTTCATGATTCTTCCCCAGAGTTAACGAGGGAAATCCATGGCTGACCGGTAACTTTCTCGTATGCTTCTGACCAGCAATAAAGACGATCAAACATTCCCCATCCGATACGCTGATCGTCCTTTGTGATGACGAGGTAACACATAGCTTCCTCGTTAAATTCTTCGTCACAAACCCATCCCTGACTCTCAATGGCCTTCCTCGCACTAAACAAGAATCGTTCTTCTGCAGTACGGTCATTAGGATCTATGGATGCAATGTCAACGTGAGCGTCACTCAAAGCTGATCTCCTTGTTGTGCGTTCAGGAGATTTGTTGCTTGAGCCAGTTTGGTGCGAAGATTCTTGTTAACCTTTTCCAGGTAGTCTCTCTGGGCTTCCACTCTCAGGATCGTGTCAAATTGATCGCTATTTTCACGGCGAAGCTTTTTGATTTCTACCAGAAACCTTCTTGCGTTTCCGACGTTGTCACTAGGTAGCGATAACTGAACGGGTTTTAGATGGCTTGTCATATTTGCTCTCCTGTCCATTTCAAGGTTGCAAGGTTTAGCGATTGAATTGGCTTACATCTGTTGCTTTGGCTGGTGGTGATTTCGTCATGCCGGTAGTCAAACCAGCGTCCGGAAACAACAGCAACGGCATGCGTTACACGTTGACCTGGTACCCTGCATATCGTCAGACTGACATCTTCTGGTTCGGCTAAATCTAGAATCAGTGCGAGCTCAACCATGGTGATGGCAAAGTCCTCGCAATCACCTGCGATCACATTTCGATTTAGATATCTGAACAACTGAGACTTCCAAAGATCTCTACGTCCATGACGATCAATGTCTTTGCTGTAGATATGTGATTTCTTCATATCCACAAACAAGCTTTCAGCACACAGCAACGATCGAGGATCATCGGCGCACATCTGTACCCACCCAAAAGGTACGCGTTCTTCAGCTGATACAGCAATTACTGCAAATAGTGTGAAGAAAAGGGTGGGTGGTATTAGTTTCACGGTGGCTCCGAATTGACGAGTGTTACTACCACAGAACCCGCAATGAAGCGGGTTAAGGGGATGGTTAGTGGGCCAATAGAACCTGAATCCATCACTTCAGTGTTCAAATGAGAATCCTTACAATCTCTCGCCACACATCATCGGGGTGGGTCCCTAGCTCTGGGGGTTATTACTTATAGGTTCCTCGTAGTACGGGTAACCCAATATCCTCAATGACGTCCTCTACAATCTGGGTGAATGCTTTTTCCTCAACGATCTCTGAAGCTTTCAGATCTATCGCAAATGACAGTTCGTTGTCCTGGTAATCCCAGCGCAATCGGGCTTCGAACTTGAAAGGCACATCACCTTTGAAGACTCGTAGTTCTACTTCGATGGTTTCGGGGAAAGCGCAGCCACCGCCGTCAGTGACGTTCTGATTGCTGTTAAAGCTCAGCTTGCGACCGCCAGAGGAAGTGTTCTCCTGAATTTTTAAGTCCGACATGTTTGTCGCTTTGATATCGCGACACATCTCGAGAATCTTGGTACCGGCAAAATCACCGATGATTGATTCCAGGTTGTTTTCAACAAACCGAACAAACTTGGTACGTGGCACATAGTCACCGCAAAACCTTTTCCAGATTTCCCATTCAGGTGAGTAGTCCAGGCTAAGCAGACATACATGATCTTGATGACTAGGCTGGCCTTTCTCGATTGGATCCAGCACAGCCATGATTTGCTTGGATCGTTCATCTGCAAAAAGCCGAGGCTTATTGTCTTCGTCGCAGAAGATGTCTGCATACGCCTTCAAGCTAGCCCTGTCCTGTACCACGGTTGTCTGTCTAATTCGGAGAGGTGCTGCAAGCTGCGGTAAAAACTTCTCGCTACGCCAATCAGGTGGTAGCAGCACAATCGAGTGCTCATCGCCTTCACAGGTAAATAGATCCTTGGAGTTCTGGATGATTGGTTCTGGTGCTTTTTCTGGAAAAAGCGGTTGTCCTGGAACCATTACGCTTTCTAGTTCGTCTGACATGTTTAAGTGTCCTTACTGGTTGATGGAGTGAGTTTTGAAACATTGCTATCGCTGCTCTGACTGCGCTCGAAGTCCAGCGGCTTTTGTTCCGGTTTGGTTGTGAGTAGCCCGCCCTGGTTATCAGGAAACATAATTGAGTCATGACGCTCAGGTTTGGGTGTGGTCAAGGTGCAAGCACAGGTAACGTTCAATACATCGTCATAGTTAGCCAGCATGCCGGCACCAATGGTGATGGTGAGCTTTCCTTTCTTGCGGTGTTGGCGAACAGCGGTGACGAGTTCTCGTAAACTGTCTTCAAGCTCCGGTACGAATTCACCATCGTTCAGATTTAGTAGCGTGTTGAACAACCCGTTTGCAGGGATATCCAAATTGATTGTGTCTTCAGCATTCATGAAGCAGCTCCAGTTGTTTGGGGGTGGTAAGCGCCCTTTCGGGCAAGGTCGTAATCACTCATGTGGCAGATGCCTTTGTCCTCAGGACCTTCTAATCCGGCAAAGGAAGGGAAGCGTAAAACTGAGTAGGCTTTGCTAGCGACGTGAGACTTGGGTACGCGCTTTTGAAAGAACGCTATCCGAGTTACACCATCAGCGGTTACAACGCTCAGCTTGGTACCTGGCTTTAGATCTGAAGGTCTCATGCAGAAACCCTCGATTTAGCTAACATCCAATATCTGGCAAATGCTTTTGCGCCCTTGAGTGTTTTGAACTGACTTAGGGCATAAGAGATCACCTGTCTGTCAGTCCAGTCGTTTGATGGTTTGCTCATGACTTTTCTTCCTCTACATATCCAATAGCAATTTGAATCTCGTACATGAGTTCATCCAGTAACTGACCTGCATAAACACCTGACTCAACACCGGACTCCAAAAGCTGATCTCGGAAGCGGTACCACTTGGCAAAAACCTGTTGCGCATTTTGGATAGGTGATTCCTCCGAAAGCGCTGCGACTATTTCCGTTACGCTCAATTCTTCGTTGTCACTCACCTGAGGTTCTTGCGATACGCCGGCGCTCTGCGCTGATCCAAACTTCAAGTTGTCGTTGTTGTCTGCCATAAATCGGGTCCCGGTAGGTTCCATGTGGAACATGAATATGGCATGCAATATATGCCATAAAAATAGCATAGTAAACATTTTTGTGGAATTTAATTTAGAGGGGAGGGCTAAATTCGAAATTGGTTGCGGTATGGTTAAGTTGGAAAGCGGTTACGAAGAGGAAGGGAAGATGGGTAAATTTCTCAGGGATTTGGTGACGAACCAAGAGAGTGTTGCCGGTAGAAGGTTCGACCTATGCATCCAGAGCCTAATAATTATTTCAGTAATTGCGTTCTCATATGAAACATTGCCAGGACTAAGCCCGGTCGAACTCTTCGTCTTGCATATAGTGGAAGTGTTTACAGTCGTAGTTTTTACCGTTGAATACCTGGCTCGCGTTTACTTTAGTGAGCAGCGGTTGAGATTTATATTTAGTATTGGCGGCTTGATTGATTTGGTAGCGATAGCTCCCTTTTATCTTGCACTCGGTGTGGACCTTAGAAGCATTCGTCTGTTTAGGTTATTGCGATTGATTCGATTGTTTAAACTTTCGGGGTATGGAGGCGCTCTACGCAGATTTGGAATAGCAATTTCTGCAATCAGAGCAGAGCTTCTGATGTTCGGGTTGATTACCGTAATGTGTATATGGCTTACGGCCGTTGGTATTTACTACTTCGAAAGCGAAGCGCAGCCGGAATCCTTCGGCTCCATTTTCCATTCAATGTGGTGGGCGTTGGCGACTTTGACGACAGTAGGTTATGGGGATGTCTATCCAATAACTGTCGGGGGAAAGGTCTTCACCTTTTTCATCTTGATGATTGGTTTGAGCCTAGTAGCAGTGCCTTCGGGGTTGTTAGCTGCTGCTTTGACCTCAGTTGCGAAGAATGAATCTGACATAGATGAATGAGGGCAATAAACACGATTTTATTGAGAGAGATTGCGCCACGACCTTTCTGGAAAAGATACGACGTAGCCCACCAGTGTGCATTGATCAGCGCTGAGAGTTTTGAACCCGCTGCCGATCGGCTTGTAAATTACATCCCCAAGGTCTGACGACTGGACTCTTAGTGCGTAATGACCATTGACTTCGATCAGCGCTAATCTCGTCCCTTCAAAAGGTTCTGGGAACTCAAACTCCGGATCGACAAAACACTCACCGCCTTCTGGCACCAAGGGAGATATGGCATTGTCCTTTGCGATGTACATAAACGTTCTTGGGCCTTTCGGCTCAGCTGATCTCACAGTTCCTGAGTACTCGACCTGAGGGTCTTCCCTGATCCAATCCGCGATATTAGTTTCATCGAGTATCGGATATTCGTTGGGGGCCACTGAACCATCCGTTAACCCGTCGATGGGCTCATACCCTCTCAATTGTCCCAACGAGACGCCAAAGTACTTCGCGATGGGAACCAGGGTTTTATCGCGCGGGCTTTCATTGGTTCCGGATATGATGGAACCCAGCGTTGACCGATTCATACCCAGCACTTTGGACAATTTTCGTACACTAATGTCTCTTGAAGTCATCAGTTTTTTTAAGACATCTCTAGTGCTCATCTTGATCGCAATTTTTTGCTTATTCTGAAGTGGCATAGTTTAACGCCCCGTTTCACTGCAAACATGGACCATAAAAATGTTTACTATGCCATTAAAATGGCATAGCATCCCGTTCATGAATTTCCCCGAACTAATCAAAGAACTTGAAGACGTGGGCGTGAAGCATCGGCAGATGGCGGATCACTGCAACTGCAAGGTCGGCACCATATCGGCCTTAAAGTGCGGTCAAAACCTGTCACCACGGTGGTCGATCGGTAACGGACTGATTGAGCTTCATAAAATTCGCTGCCCTGATTCTCAACTTCTCAAAAAGACAGGTTAGCGCTATGAATGCCATCGTACATCGTACAAACGGACAGTCCCCTGAGATAGTTGCTGGTAAACCTGGAAAGCTTTCTCCGCGGGAGTTTGAAGCATTGCTCTGTACTGCTGAAGGACTGACCACGGCATTTACAGCTGAGGTGATGGGATGTACAGAGAGAACGGCAAAGTCCCATATTGAATCTGGCATGAACAAGCTTGGTGCGATTAATCGAGCGCACTACATTGCTTTGGCTAGCGCTAGAGGTCAGATCGTTTACGTTGATTCAGAAGCAGGGCACGCCACTGTTGGGATGATGTTGGTGAACCTAGTGGCTGGTATAGCCCTTGCGCTTTCGCTGATTTTCTTCAATCCAGATCTGATACGCCCCCGGGGTAGGCCTCAACAATTGAGATTGAGGGGGCGTGAGTTATGTCTATAAGAAGCCGCCTAGCAGCGTACCTTCGACCAGCGAAGGAACTCATGGACGGAAAACTGAATAAATTTTTCGGCAATAAACATCATGTTTCTGATGACGCTGATGAGATTGTTGGATTTCGATTCGATGGAGTTTCTCTTGGCAAGTACGTTTTTGAGCACGGCCAAACGAAGACCGCTCAGCAATTGGGATTAACTCAAGGCGCTATCTGGCAAATGCTTCGCGATGGTCGTCACGTCTACATCACAGAACAGTCCAACGGCAAGTTACTTGCGTTTGAACTGAAGATCATCGGGAGGGATTGAGTTATGCCTGTAGATAACCTGAAAACCATTCAGGGTAGTTCGTGCATGACTTCGTCGAGTTGTTCGCCCGTAAACCTTACTTTTTTGCCGCACGATGAGTTCCCACATTCAAAAGGGAATAAGTCTTCAAAAGAGAACATCACAGCATGACAGTCAAGACAGAAAGGATCTGGACTATACCCACCTCCAGCGAGCGGCTTAAACAACGCGCCTCTGTATTCAACAAATTCCTGTTGAGATTCTTGTCTATCCGTAGCCTCGCGAAGTTCATTGTTCTCTTCTACAAGGGCGGCGTTTTCTTTTTCAAGCTCTATGACGCTTTGTCTAGCGATCTCAAGTTGATCGCGGATAAGCGCCAGTCGCTCCTTAAGGATAGCGACGGTTTGGATTCCTTCAAGGGCTCCTTGGACGGAACTGATAGCTTTGGTAATTGCACTCATAACACTAGTCCGAATGATGGTGGCAAGGATCAGATTAGTGAATAGAGACATTAGTTTCAACAGTCAATGCCGCAATGGCGTTGAAGACCAGGGCGGTTTGGTGGTGGCCTGTCAGCCGCCCTGGTCAATTAATAACCAGATTCTAGGAGGGGTACCGATTGAGTCATAAAGCAAGTTACTGGGCGATGAAGCAGCTACCAGGTTCGCCTCTGAAAAAAGCAATCCTGTTAGTGCTGGCTGACTACCACACTGATGAATCAGGGCTGATATTTCCCTCTGCGTCGACGCTCTCAATTCTGACGTGCAGCAATGAAAGAACAGTCAGAAAGTCACTCGATGAGATGCAGGGAGACGGTTTTTTGTGGATCACTCCAAGGGTTGGAAAGACCCCTACGATCCAACTAAATTTCAAAAAACCGACCCCGGACTCTAAGTCCGGACTAGTAAAACTGGTCAACCAAGAGGCAGATAAACAGGGGGTTCCAAGAGGTCAAAAAATGACCCCGGACGTATTGTCCGGGGTAGCCAATAACATCGAGAAAAATGCCTCGACCCCGGACTTTAAGTGCAGCACCCCGGACTTAGATTCCGGGGTACCCCGGACTTTAAGTGCAGCAACCCCGGACTCAGAGTCCGACGAAGAAGTTATTAGTATTAATAATAATATTAGGTTGAAAGTTTACAAGATAAACCCTGAATGGGATTTTGAAGAATCCATTGTTCGCGAGAGCAAGGAGCTCGACGAAGTACCGATCGAATTTATGACAGGCCAACTCCAAGCGTGGCTGTCCTATCGACTCGCTGACCAACGCAAAGCTTCTGAACGCACACACGTACTTTGGCACCAGGCCTTCGCAGCTCACGTCCTGTATCACTGGAAGATCTACGCCAAGAAACACGGGATCAAAACCCCCGAGTTTCGCAAGAAGGGATTTGACTCACCTGAGGCATTCGAAGCTGCGAAGAATGATTTCGGTCGAAGGAAATCTGACAAGTTTGCTTATGACAATCTGAAAAAGGTTGGCGGGATCATTCCGGGATATCTCAAGTACCTCGAGGAAGAGGAATCTGAAAACGTGGCGTGGGCTCAATGAGTGATATGACTTTCCAGATCCTGACCATGATTTTGTTCGCTTACCCGATCGGTCACCACCTTGCAGAGTCAATCCGAATCAGCGACCAAAACGAAGAGAGGGCCAATACCCAGATGGATATGGCCCTCCAGTGCTTAGGCGACTTGTCCGGTAGTCGTGAAGCACGAAATGAACTTTACCCAACCAACCCAGGGAATTCTGTAAGCCATGTCTGAAACTTGTGTAGGAGATACGCCATTGCCAGAGCTGTTTTATTGTGAACGGCGCAATGAGATTAAGTCCAGCTTGCCGGCTCAACCCCCGCGAGACGAATGGATTCACGATCGATGGGACCAGTCCGGTACCAGGTGGCCAACAGAGCACGATCACCTCAAGCCCCGGGTCTGTTCCTATTGTGGCGGTGCTCATCCTGATGATGTCGCCAGGTTATTAAACGAAGGTGACTGGCAGGTATCGCTGACGGATAAAAACTACAAGGCGTATATCGAACAGCCTAGATATTACTGCAAGGCCACTGCCATGGATTTGAACCCGACAAAGACAACAAGCCCAGTGCCACCTGTGAAGGTTTACTACTCGCACTGGGATCGGGACCTGCTCAGTCGAAATATCAATTTGCTCGAGCATAACCAGGAGTGCGGCAGAAAGTGAAAGACCCTGTTAAACAGTTTTGGCGGGTGAGCGTGGCTGTTGCCTTGCGGTCTTTCACCACAGGTACCGAAGCGGTTGCCCGCCATCTACCTGTCGTCGTTGCCCTGGTTGCTCATCTTGCAGCGTAAGCGGACCAACAACACGAGAGCAGCGAATCCTGCTGAGAAGAGGTTCCTCGCATGGGTACAGGAACAGGATTGTGCAACGTGTGGAATGCCTGGCCCATCAATCGTCGACCATGTGTTTGGGGCGACATACAAACATTTGAAAACGCTCATCGGTATGTGGTGCCTGCTACCGCTTTGCCCAGAGTGTGATGAGGTGCACACGAACGGCAGCATCAGGGCTTTTACAAACAAATTTGGACCAGTATGTCCGATGATTCTAAACGTGATACAGCACAGCCCGTTCGATGCACCGGTCGAAGTTCTAGACGCAATTGAGAAGCTAAACAGATGAAAAATTCCAGTTTTCTGATAGTCAGGGAGTAGTTAACTTTGCGCCAACCGAAAGAAGAAGACGTGCCAAATATTCTGAGATCACTTGATCGAGGTATTCCGTCAAATGTTTTGGCAAAAAAATACAAATTATCAATCGCTTGCATTGATGAAATGAGAGTTAGCAGAACCTGTAATGGAGCGGTTTCACCACTGACGCACAGCGGCAAAAAGTCAGCGCTTCAGGCTTCAAGCTATAAAAGAAAAAGAGAGATTCTTGCTGGGAATATTGAGGTTACGGAAGAGTGCAGCGTCTGTTTTGAGGCAGGGAGAAAACTGATTTTTGACAAGGAAGAATGGAAGTGCAGGGCATGTGCAATCAAAAAAAGGAAACTTGACTCCATAGCGCGAACCCGGTCGCTTCGGGATTCTCACGTTGATATACAACGACGCAAGGACCTAAGTCGATGAGCGAAAACAAAGATGCAGAGAGTGTTGACGATTTCCTGTCCAGGGGAGGAGCAATCAGCCAAGTGCAGACGGGTAGATCTAACCTGGTAATGGGTTATCCAGCGGGGCAGCACTCAGAACTTCAGGAAGCTGGCAAGAAGGGTGGCAAGACGACCCAGAGAAATAGGGCGGGCAATGCCAGCGATCGTACCTAGTCCGTGGCCTGCTATTGCCCCGCTCAAATACCACCACCTGAACGAAGAAGTGCCGGTGGCGGTTAATGGAGTGCTGATCTGGACACACTGGTGCTATCCGAGAAAGAGATATGAGGAACTGCCGTTAAAGGATGAATGCAAGGCATGTGGAGCGCCTGACAAGGACATTGGCATATGACGTCATATCCAATTTTGCCGATGGGTAAACCTAGAATGACACAGCGAGATAAATGGAAGGGCAGGAAGGTTGTACTTGAGTATCACGCCTTCAAGGATGAGTGCCGGATACGGAAGGTCAGAGTGCCGGAATCTAACTCGCACATCATATTCATCATGCCGATGCCAAAGAGATGGTCTGAGAAGAAAAAACAGGAGATGGATGGAAAACCTCATCAACAAAAACCAGACAAAGACAACCTCGAGAAGGCGCTACTGGATGCGCTATTTCAGGATGACGCCCATATATGGGATGCACGCGTCACAAAACGATGGGGCAGGGAAGGTCAGATCATCATCCATGAGTTCGGGGAAATGCCAAATGAAATCCAGTATCCGTCATGACCACAAGTATTATCAGGATCTGGCGCATCAGCTGCTAGAGGAATGGGTACGGCAGGATTCTCTACCAGCTGGCTCATACGGCAGCAGTCATCCATTAAGTGGCAATCTTGCCCTGACTGAAACAAAGAATACCAGGAACAAACCCCGATTCCGAAGATCCCAAAAAAGGGAAGACCAGGGCAAGCTCATCGAGAGACCGTATTACCCGGCAGAGGGCAGAGAGACCACGAACGGTTCCAGGCAGATCCCGCACAAGCTGATGAAGCAGTACTCAAAAATCAGCAAGATCATGGAGACTATTGCCCAGGGAACTCCAGATGGACCGAGATACGTTATGGTTCTGAAATATTACTACAGCTGCCACTCGGTTGAGGTTGTGGCTACTCAGATGAAGTGTAGTAAAGCCACTGCGAAGCAATTGAAGCGATCAGCATTTGATCAGGTTGTGCTTCTGTTGCGTGGCAGCACTGTAGATTGATTGGGCCAAACCTGGCAATGGTACCCGCTTGATTTTAGGTAGACCCATATAATACCAATATATTGAGCGCGCGGATTTCGAATTGCGCGTGCACATTATTGGGCAAGCCCTGTAATCGCTCAATCGACCGTCGAAGAAGGTTCTTTGGTTATTTTTCCGGTCTTGGCCATGGCGGCTCGCCAAATGAGCCATGTGAAGAGAAACAGAAGTAGCGAAGGAATAGCCGTATTGATTGACACGGGACCGACGTTGAATTCCACATCGCCGGTAGTTCCCAAGAACAAGCCAATCGTTCCTACTAGAAAGAATAGTCCTGATAGCAGAAAGGAAGCTCGTAGCTGAAGCTGCAGCTCTGATCCCTTGAAAGTTCGAGCTCTAGCGAAAATATATGTAAAGACTACGCCGATTAGCAGATAAGCCGCAGCCTCAGTCACAGCTAAACCAACAAGCTCTCCCTTCGAGATCAGAGTACAGCTTCCACCATCTCGCTCCATATGGACAATTTGCATTTTAGCGAGTTCCTGTACATCTTTAATCTCACCTCCAGGCAAGAGCACCATACCCTTTGAGGCATCCATTTTTGGCGCCCCCAATAGAGCTTCTTGACGGATAGTCTGGCCATTGGGGGTCATTACCATTCCTGGCGGAACATCTGAGACAGCATTGGTTGATATTGCTCCGTTGCAGACAACCATTTGATTCACTGAGGACATGGTGACTCCCTTCTTTTAAGTGGATAACGAATGTGTAGACAAACCCATTTGGTTCCATCCAATGTTTGATTAACACATTCACATAGATCTTTACTGGTCTGCTTAGAGTACTTAGATTTACAGCACCTTGATGTAATCAATTGATAGTGTTACCTGTTCTTGAATCAGTGACTTTATTGGGTAAGTCCAACAATTACAATTAGTTGAATGATTGGACAAAATTTGTACAAATGGAGTAGGCGATAACTCCTGTGGGGTTGCGACTCAAATGAAGTGCAATCAGGCGACAGCCAAACAGCTAAAGAGCTAAAGAGGGCAGCAATTGATCATGTCGTACTCCTATAGGGTCTGCTTGGTATTGTCGATTTGACATATATTGGTGGTCTCGCGGTAGGTAACTTACAATGCGACCTTGAAACTGTGACAAAGGATGGGACATTGGTCGATATTAAGAGTGTAGGCACCTCAACGGGAAGCCCAATTAATGTGGAACTCAGTTATAGGATAATTGAACTCTTTTCTGCTGGTCTTTATTCAAGCCCCAACAAAGCATTCGAAGAATTAGTAACCAATTCATATGACGCGGAAGCGAAAAAAGTAGCGGTTGGAGTCCCCTCCGATTTCAGTACGGAAGACTATTTGTGGGTGCTAGACGACGGAGAGAGCATGGATAGTGCTGGGCTCCACAACTTATGGCAGATTGGGGAGTCAAATAAGCGCGAGAAGGGCAAGGAGCATGCGCGGAAGCAAATAGGTAAGTTTGGAATTGGAAAATTGGCAACTTACATATTGACCCACCAGCTCACTTATGTTTGTAAATCAAGAGGCAAGTATCTCGCAGTCACCATGGACTATGACGCTCTTGAGAAAGATGAGACAAGAACTAAGAGCATTGCGCTCGATGAGAGAAAGTTAACCAGGAAGGAAGCAAAAGAAATTGTTGAAGAATTTACGCTAGTTCATGGAGAGGACTTGTCTCCTTTTGCCTTGTTTGGTGCAGGTGCAGAAAAAACCTGGACCTTCTGCTTGATGACCAAGCTCAAGACCAAAGCTCGAGATATTGCGCCAGGTCGACTTCAATGGATATTGAGGACGGCGTTGCCGTTGAACCCCAACTTCAAATTGTATTACAACGGGAAAAGACTTGAATCTTCCAAGATAGCCAACAAAGCCGAGAAACAGTGGATCATCGGTAAGAGCGATGGGGTAGTGGCCAATAATGAAAATTATAAGACTACAAAATATCAAAATAAACCGGCTGTAAACCTTCCGCACATTAAAAATATCACAGGAACAATCACCTATTACGAAGACTCTTTTGCGACTGGTACGAAATCAGAGGAGCAGGGAAGAAGTCATGGAATCTTTTTAATGGTCAGGGATCGATTGATCAATCTCGATGATCCTCTATTAGGGATGGGTCCCTTTGGTCATGGAGCATTTAATCGCACAAGGATGATGGTTTATGCAGATGAACTAGACGATCACATTACGTCAACTCGAGAATCGATAAAAGATTCTCCCGCACTCGCGGATCTTAAAAAGTACCTCGGCTCGAAATTCAATGAGGTGCATTCATACTATATGGATAAGCGTAAGCGGAAAGATGTGGAAAGCTCTGCTCCGTTTAAGCTCTCGAATAGCGCATACAGCCTGTCTCGTGGCCCAATTTTCTCTGCTGCCCATAAACTGTTGGATGGGGAAATCGCCGATCTACAACTAATCAGCGTTCCAGAATTCGACAACGATGACGACAAGAGCTTATTTCTTGATTCGGTCAAGGTAGACCTTGAGAGTGAAGAAGGACTCATTCAAAGCTTCGAACGGGAATTTGAGAATCCAGCTAACCCCATCTGCCGTTTTGAGTTGGAAGATAGAAATGTTGTCTTGAATATGGTGCACCCATATTCGTACTACTTGGCTGAAGAACACGTTGATGCGAATGTAATCGAGATCATTGCCTCCATGGAAGTTTTATTGGAAGCTCAGATGATCGAGGCTGATATTCCGGACTCAGTACGTATTTCCCTGCTTGAAAAGAGAGATCGCACTTTTAGGAATCTATCACAACAAAATCCGCACAGTGCCGCTGCGGTAGCACAGGGCATTGCGGATGCTGAAAGTGATGCAAATGGTCTGGAAGATGTCCTTGTCGATGCCTTTAATATTCTTGGATTTTCAGCTACCCGTTTAGGTAAGAACGGCCGACCAGATGGAATCGGTATTGCTGAACTCGTGCGCCATAGTAAGATTTCGTCAGACAGCTATAAGCTCATCTGGGATGCAAAGAGCACGATTCACACAAAGGCTTCATCTACGAATATTTCTATTGCAGGGATTGATCGTCACCGAGATGACTATTCAGCCGATTTTGCCTGTGTGATTGCCCGAGATTACCAAGGTGGTGGCGATGATACGTCGAAGATTTGCAAAGAGGCACTGAAAAACAAGGTTACGTTGATCCGAACTAAGGACTTGGGAAAGCTGTTGTATATAGCGATTCCACAGCAACTAAACTTGTACGACCTGAAAGACTTCTTTAGCACTTGCTATACTCCAACGCAGACCGCCGCGTGGATTGCTGGATTAGAGAAAAGGGAGGTTGCGAAGATACCCTACAAGGACCTAGTGTATGGTTTGCACAGAATGCAATCTGAGGATAACGAAAGAGTCACGGTGGAGGGGTTTAGATATAAAGACCCAAAATTCACCAATTATTCCTCTGCCGAGATTACACAAATGATAGAAATGCTAAGCAGACAGGTGCCTAAATATGTCCATATAGAAGGAAATGCAGTTTCGGTGAACTCAAAACCGGAGGTTATTATGAAAGCGCTAAAGGATACATACGTACCCCCCGAATTTCAGAATCTATATAAGAAGGTGAACAATTAGGAATGATTCCAAAACAATATCTGAATAGAACATCGACAGTTGACGCGCTCGATGGTGTAGCAAACCTTGAGGATCAATCGGTTGATGTGGTTGTAACGAGCCCTCCTTACTGGGGCCAACGTGAATCCCTGGGAATTGGAGAGGAATTAGATCCTCGTGAGTATCTAGATTCGATTACGAGTTTATTTTCTGCTGTGCTACCTAAAATGAAATCAGAAGGTATTGTCTGGCTGAATGTTGGTGATAGCTACAATACTGACATCAATTGGCGTGAAGAAGACCGCGTGTACAGCACTTTGGGTGCGGACAAGAATGGCCTGCCCGACCACAACTCTGCATATACGAAGCGAAGGACAAACAGAAAGGCCTTTGTTGATAAAGAAGAGACTTGGTTAAAAAAGAACAATTTATTGGCCTTGCCTATGCGGATGGTTTTGTCTCTTGTTGATGAGGGGTATTACTACCGAGGTGAAGTGATTTGGAGTAAGCCTAATGCAATGCCAGAGGGGCGAACCCGCCGCCCCCATAGGACACATGAATCTATATTTTTGTTCGCGAAGAGTTCGAAACATGCTTTCACAACTGAGCGTGTTAAATCTGTCTGGGAGTTTAATGCAGACAAAGGTAATAGTGCCAAGCATTGTTCCCGATTCCCTTTGGAACTTCCAAGGCGCTGCATAGATGCTTACGGAAAGTTCGGTGAAGATATTGTAGTTTTGGATCTCTGTTCAGGTTCCGGTACAACAGGTATAGCTGCGCTAGAGCTTGGCTGTTCTTTCGTCGGATTTGAAATTGATTCTAAGAGAACAAGTTCTGCGAATCAGAGGTTCAAAGCTCGAAAAGCTCAAATTGATCAGGAGTCGGATGCGATTGCTGTCGCCGCTAGTTAAAACTTTCCAAGTTTTCTAGCTCTGGCCCCTTGATAAGCTAGCTCCAACTGGCTATATTTCTCTATAGTTAGCGAAAGCTGACGACCTTGATACCTAAGCCTCGCAATTGCGGGGCTTTTTTATGCCCGGAATTTACCCTGATGTCCGAATTCTTAAAAGATGCGCTGGAAACTATAAGCGTTTATCTCTGGTTTATATCTCTTGCCTGTTTAGGTGGTACGGCAAATTACATAAGCAAACTGAAGCAGAATAAATCCAAGACGTTCTCTATTGCAGAGCTGTTGGGTGAATTACTGATTTCCGGTTTTACCGGATTGATGACGTATTACTTGTGTATGGACCAGGGACTTTCGATTCCATTGACTTCATTTGCAGTCGGAGTAGCTGGTCACATGGGTGGCCGTGGCATGTATCTATTTGAACAGTATGTTTTAAGCAAGTTACCCAAACCGAAAGACCACTAAAGGAACCAAAATGAAAACTATCCATTTAATTATGGTGATGATCGGCTGCCTGCTGTTCTCACCTGTCTATGCAGGATCTGATATGAAAGAAATCACCATTCACACGCTAACGGGTGAAGAAGCTGGCTACGATGAATCGACGCAGCGCATGGGGGTCATGGTTCTTAATCGCAAAGCGCTGTTTACGATCGAACAACCCTGGTTACCAAATCTCAATGCCCCGGACAGTGTGGGTGGAGGTATTCCCTATCGATCGGCAGTGCCGCCTGGAGAGTATGACCTGGTATTGAGAGACTCGCCGTCCCGGGGCGTCCAATGGCACTTCGTCAATACTGACCTACATGTCTACCTCGAGAAACAGGACAGGAAACACGACTGGGAAAGGTTCTCTTGTATGTTCCACACTGCCAATTACGTCAATGACGTGGGGGGGTGTATTGGCCCAGGTTCCAGTCTTGCTGATATCAACGCAGATGGAACCGTGGATGTCGCGAACTCCGGAAGGGCGCTGCTTGCGATCAAGCGGTACCTGGACGGTGAGTCACTAGCGCGGCTCAGGATTGTATAGAGCGTGGAAGCTCTTGATCTATTAGGCGCCGCCGCCAGTACTGCAGCAACTGTTGCCGGTGGCGGTGTCTTTGGCCTTATTGGATCTATCGGATCCGCAATTTTCAAAAATAAAGCCAAAAAGGCTGAACAAGCCCATGCGCTCGTAGTTCAGGATCGCGAACTAGTCCTTGCAGAGTCGGCTCACTATCAAAAAATTGTTGAGACCAGGCAGCAGATGTCAGCTTCTGGACTTACCGCATCGATAAACGCGGATGTTGTAACTAATTTGCCCTCATGGGCTGCAGGTGCCAAAGCTCTTTTCAGACCATTTCTGACAACAGCTTTGATTCTTGTTTGCATGTATTTATTTACCCTGCTGCTCGGTGCATTGGTTGGAGAGAACGTCTTAGGTGAGGTATTCGCTAGGCAGGAAATCGTCGCGATGATTCGTTACACGGTTTATTCCCTGGTATTTAGCACGGCCACATCGATCACCTGGTGGTTTGGCGATCGGGCTCTCAGTCCACCCGGGCATAAATGAAGAGTTACGTATTCAGATTACTCATAGCGATCGATCAATTATTCAATACGCTATTGGGCGGGCGTCCAGATCACACGATATCAGGCAGGGTCGGATATCACGCTCAGTTAAATAAGACCTGGGCGATCTGGTTGGAGATAGTTATCAACTCAATATTCTTTTGGGATGATGATCATTGTCAGTCCTCTATTGAGTGGGACGAAGTTAAAAAACCATTGAGGCAATTGTGAATATCACATCGAAAATTAAAGAGATCGTGGACGCGAGCGCGGGTGTTAGTTTTGCGACCGAGTTGGACTCTGATCTGTTGGCTTGGGGTAATGGTCCGTCCGGTTACTTTCATGAGCAGTACATTGATAAAACAGATATTCTGCAGAGGGGAGGCGACAACTTGATTGAATCCTTCGCTCTGCTTGAAGCTGTTAGAGCAACGGCCCTCACGGACAACCTAATGGCAGAAATGCTTCCATACATAGATGGAACAGCTACACGAGTCCATGACGGAGATCTCATCGGAGGTGTCAATATAGGCTCTCCAACGGTTCAAGGCTGGCTAACTTGGTTAGGCGCAGATGTTGGGCACGCATTGACGGCGGCACAGGCCACGAAATTGATTAGTTTGGCAGATCGTCCGATATCCTATTGGGCGTTGAATGGTATTAATCCGGAGCTGTCACATATTGCAGCGGCGAGGAATCTTCCCTAATGCCTAACAAAGTTTATACAATCCCTGAGACGGCTCTTGTCTGGAAAAGCACCGGTGGTGATGAGCTCTTAACATTAACGAGTCTCGCGGCGGACGCAGGACGTCAAGGTGCTTTGCATGATTTTGGCGTGACTGCTCGTGCTTTTGAGTTCACTTGGCGAGCCTGGGTAAAAATGGCGACGGCGCCGGTTGTGGGTGAAATTATCGAGGTTTGGTGGAAAACCTCGGACGGTACGAATCCAGATAACGACGACGGGACAGGCGATATCGCTCTCAGTTCTGGAGATAAGTTGAGGAATCTTGTCCCTATTGGGTGTATCTCTATTGATGAGGCAAGCACTACGCCGGTTTTTGTAGCGTCCGGAACATTATTCATGCCCCACCGCCACGGTGGGCCTGTTTTTTATAATAGAACTGCAGACGCTCTCAGCGCAACGGCAGCGGATCACGGATTCTCCATAACACCGATACCTTCAGAAATTCAGTAAACAATGCCAAATCTTAGTCCGCTATTTCCCCGGCCTTATCGGAATAGGTTGCTACAAGGTGCGGGAAAGCTAAAGAAATCACATTGGAACGATCATCTAGTTCTGGCAATGGCGGCGCCGTTCGATCGCGAGTTGGTACACGGTCAGGGCTTAGTGGATTTTGACACAGGCACGACGCTTCCTAAGATTGGCATTGAGTCTGGCATACCTTATTGGTACGGCGGGCAGCATCTAAATTTGATGGCTGGTGATAGAACCAGCGTAAATAACGATGCTACTTTCCAGATGCTAAATGATCGCGGCTTTACCGTATTGTGCGGAACCTATCTGGAGCCAGGAATAGCGCGTTACACATGGACCGGTGTCAGTGCGTTTTACAATAACAATAAAACTACAATGGCTGTTAACCAATTCTCATCCGGTGGCAATGGGCAAACATCCACGGATTTGGGGATTGCTTATTCTGACGATAGCGTTGAAGCCAAAACAGGCGCGCAGATGTTTCAGTACCAAAACCCCGATGCAAGGGGGTTGTCTGGGATAGCTACATCACACAATTTCAGGGATCTTGTTGTAGAGAACACATACTTTCCCCCCGAAACAAGCAGCTTTTACCCGGTCAGAGAAAGAGACTCTTCTGCTTTTAGCGCGTCTTTCGTTAAGGCTGGAGGAGAAATAACGGACTCGGAATGGGGTATAAGAGCCGGAACAGCCCCAACGGGTCGGTCCGGTGTTTCATGGGTTGCAATTTACGATAGGGAAATGCGGCGCGACGAGATAAAGCATCTCTATAAAAACTGGTACGACGAAACAATAAGCGCGGAACCTGCAAAGGTATATTTTTTGCCTTCTGCGGGTGCGCCTACGCTTCATGCCTTATCTCCTGACAATGTAACGCAGCTACAGGGTGGTGGTGAGTCAGCCGTTTTGTTGGCGCACTCTCTGCAACCGAATGATGTTAGCCAGGTTCAGTTAGCAGATGCTGGATCGATGGCGCTGATTAACTCACTGTCGCCGTCTGATGCGATGCAACTGCAAGGAGTCGATAGTGCAAGCCTGGTGCTTGCGCATGTATTGGGCCCAGAAGATGTCAGCCAGCTACAAGTTGGGGATGCTGGGAATCTGATAACAGCTCATCTGATTTCACCGAGTGATGTGAACCAAGTACAGCAAGCTGACGCAACTGTACTGCAGCTTGGTGGGGCAATAAGCCCTGAAGATGCGAATCAAGATCAGGCAGGTACAAGCCCCACAATAACAGTGGCGCATTTGATAAGCCCGGAAGACGTTACCCAGATACAGAGTGCGGACGGTGCGGTCATCATCGTTTCGAATGCATTGAGCCCAGATGACGTAAATCAGCTTCAGAATGCGATCGAATCGGCCATGGCGCTAAGCCATGGGATGACACCAGAGGATGTTACACAGAATCAGTCCGCGGACAGTTCAGGAATTCTCTCAGCCTTTGTGCTGAGCCCTGAAGATGTTGTGCAGATCCAGACGGCGAGTTTTGCCTTTAGCCTCCCTCCAGGGGCACTGGTATTGATCGGGAATGTTACAGAACAGATTAAGTTGGCGAATGGAACGCTCGTCAACGTGATTAGAAACTCAACGAACAGATACAAGGTGCACTAATGGCTAAAGCAACAAATTTGACAAAGATCGATACTTATCTGAATTCGCTAGAGGGTAATCGTGTGCTCGTTTGTGCCGGGCAACCGGTTAGCCGTGCTGATGCATTAACGAAAGCGTTGAACGATGAGGCTCATGCAAACTCAATCATCAGCGGTGCCAATTACACGCTGGCCAATGGTGATACTTCAGGCCGAAAGAATACCCTGGGAGCAATTTCAGGGGTTAGTTTCAATGCGTCTGGCACCGGCGATCATATTGCAATCATTGATGGTACGGATTTGCTCGATGTGACGACTATGCCATCCAAGGCAATCACCTCTGGTGATACCGGTGACATAGCTGCATGGAAGCATGAAACAGCTGAACTTACATAGAGGAGAATCCCGTGCGATTTGAATGTACAGAAGATGTGATTAAAGACGAGATCGGTGGTGTGTTCACTGTGATGAAAAAAGGTGATGTAAAGACAGTTCCTGACGGATGGGGGCAGTACGCGGTTGAGACCAGAGGTTGGGGCAAGGACCTTGACGAAGTCTACACGCAGGCTGAGAGAAAGCCTGGTGCCGTCACATTGACACCTGATGACGTTGTGCAGAGGAATTCCTAAGCACTATGGCTGAACGTTCCACATTTAAAGGAATCGTATATAGGGATCGTGTGAACCCCTTGACGATCTCTATTGTTAGTTACGACCCATCAACTCCTGTTGAAACCCCGGTCAATTTCTCTGCTGTGGACCGTATGGTGTTACTTGTCATCAAGATTGATGCTGAGACAGGGGTGAAGACTATCGTCGCCACAGCGGACACAGGGATCGATGCAGCGCTGATTGATTACTCAACAGTGGGTGAAGTAACGATAAAGCTAGGTTCGCTTCTCGACGTCGACGCAGCGGCTATTCCCATTGATGACTACGCCTTTCGGCTTACGGCATATTCCGCAGGTGAGGCGACCCAATTGATTCATGAGGACAGTCACATCGCATCTTTGAAATGGGTGAACACAGACGGGGTTGCATAGATTCCACTCCAGATGAAGATTACCCATGACCTGAAGCGCCACTAACGAACACTGAAACGTCATGAGGTTGAGTAAGCTATGCCAATTCAAATGAGCATTTCATGACACCTGCGAGCACTAACGTGCCCAAGGGAGACTACTGGGTGCGTCTGACAGGCTATAAGGGCTCTGATCCGATACAGCTGGTGCATGAGAGAACCAATATAGCTCGGTTAGCCTTTGTTGAGGCTGACGAGGTCACATAGCATCCATAGAGCGCCTTCAGGGTGCTGAGTAAGCCTAATGAGATTAACTATCCAGCATGACTTAGATAAGCTCCAGCGAGCACTGAGGGATCATGAGATCAAGTTAACAAAAAATGCGATCCCTCAAGCAGTTAACCGTACGATTGTGAGTGTTCAACGACTCGCTCTGCAAGAGATATCAGCCACCACAAAGCTGTCTCAATCATCTATCAAGCAGGACTTTCGATTAGTTAAGACCGCGCCAAAAAGAAAGATGATAGCGCTGATAGATGCAAAGGAATCCAAAGGTAACAACCTTATCAAGTTTGTCAGATCTGGAGCTGCGACAGCAGAATACTTTAGATCACGCACCGCGAAGGGTCGCTTTAAGCATGCAGGTGTTAAGGCTAGAGCCTGGGGAAAAGCCAAGACATACAAGGGGACGTTCATCGGTAGGGTTAAGGGTGACCTGAAAGTTCTGAAGAGAATATCTGGTAACAAGCTTCGTTATGTCGTTGGACCATCGCCCCGTAATGAGTTCATCAAGGATGAACTTAGGGAGAAGATGACCAGGCATGCGAGGAAGAGGCTCTATGCTGAGCTGAACTCTGCGATCAAGAGACAGCTGAAAAGAAAAGCCGTGATCTAGTGCCAACACTGACAATCAATCTAACGACTTGAACAGCCAGTAAGGTACTTTGGGAGACCTTTGAGCGCAGGGGGCGTCGTGGCTCGCAGCGTTCGCGCGTATTTTGGAAAAAACCCACCAGCAACCGCGAGGCCTTTAAAAATCAGTGTCTAAGGCAATCGGCAATATTCAAACCTTCTCTACAAGGTTCATTTCTGAGGCGTTAGGGATAGACCGGAGCACCTTGGCATCGCGCCTTAAAGCGGCGGGTTGCCCCTCAGTACCTGGTGACAATAATTCGAAGAATTACCGGTTGATCGATGCGATCTCGGTCAGTCTGGACGTTCTTGGTCTGGACAGAATTGCTACAGAAGAAGATGACGGCCCTCAGTCAGATTGGGCGCCAGGGAAGCTGAAGACCTACTTCGAAGCGAAGATAAAAGAAAACCAGTATCGGAAAGAGAAGGGCGAATTGGTCGAGGCTCATATGGTCGTGTACGACTATGCGGAGCTATTTAAGATATTCACGACTGACTACCAGCTGCTCGTAGAGGTGCTCCAACAGGACGCTGATTTGAAACCGTCCCAGGTCAGTTTGATTCAGAAAACCGTCGACAAGAAGCAAGAAGAGCTGCAGGTACAGGTTATTGAATACGGCGAAGAGGTACGACTACGCGAGTCTCAGCTCGATAATAACGGAGGGGGCGACACTACTGTCCCCACCAACGCGTCTTTCGATTTCTGATGCTGCTGAGAAGTATGTCTATGTCAATGTTCCGAACATCTATAACGGGCCCTGGTTAAAGGAAATCACGCCGTATCTGGTCGAACCACTGGATCAGTTAAACAGCCTGACGCATTCAGGCTTGATATTTGTGGGACCAGCACAGTCTGGTAAGACTGATTTGATTGTTAATTGGTCTGCTTACAGCGGGAAGGTTTCCCCGGCAGATATGTTGGTTGTCCAAATATCGCAACCGGCATCGCGTGACTTTAGTCGACGCCGTATCGATCGAATGATTCGCCATAGTCCAGCCGTCAAGGAACGGCTGGGAACCAAAGATACCGACGACAACAACAAGGACAAGGTGTGGAAGTCCGGGGCAATCCTGACAATGGGATGGCCTTCGATCAACGAGCTATCCGGTAAGCCGATCGGGCGTGTTGCCCTGACCGATTACGATCGAATGCCGATGGACATCGATCATGAAGGCTCACCGTATCAGTTGGGTCGAAAGAGGACGCAGCGATTCGGTAGGAATGCGATGACCCTGGCAGAGAGTTCGCCAGGCAAGCCCATTCTTGATGCAGATTGGCGCAGGCAGAAAGGGTCACAGGAATTTCCGCCGTGTGAGGGCATAGGGTCGTTGTTCAATTTGGGGCATCGAGCCTGGTGGAACTGGCCGTGCATAAATTGTGGTGATTACTTCCATGCCAGCTTTGACTATCTGGTACCGCTCGAGAACAACCCAAATGATTTGTTAGGCACTTCGGAATCGGTGGTGATGGTTTGCCCTCACTGCGCAGTGCCAAATGAGCCTAGCAACAAAACTGAAATGAACAACGCCGGTCTTTGGGTTGGCGAAGGTCAACGTGTAGAGAATGGTGTCGTCAAGGGAGAGAGACGCAGATCCTCAACCCTTAGCTATTGGCTAGAAGGACCTGCAGCAGCATTTCAGACGTG